CGACCTGAGCCCGGTGCTGCTCTGCACACGTCGTGACCCTTTTACGAAGGGCTTGCGGTAAATGGCAGACAGTATCCGCGCGACACGTTTCGGCCGCCGATGCACTGTTGCGAATCCGACAACGACAGCTATCGCCAGCGAGCGCAGTGGAGTGAGTTGGAGGCGCGGGGGCAGTGGCAGGGCCACGCTGGCCTGACCGTGACAGTCGCGTGGGCTGTCGCACCACGGAATGGACGACACCCGCTTGCTTTGCAAAGTCGCTTGTCCGGTTACACAGGAGTCGGACAACCGCCCGATCTCGAGAAACAAAAAAGGGGTCAGCTTCCGCCAACCCCCTGAATGTCCACATGAAAGTGGCTCCGCCTGTTGGGCTCGAACCAACGACCCGCTGATTAACAGTCAGTTTAAAGGGCATATCACGGCGAAACACGCCGCCACAAATTGAACACCTGAAATTGAAGAATCGCCGGGAAATACCCTGTTTCTAGGCGTTTTCGTTGATACACAAATAAACACGGCGTAACATGGCGTAACGGAACAAAAGTTACCCCGGAGGTTACCCCAATGGACCCGCTGACTAAAAAGGCAGACCCGCTGACATTCTCGACCGCCGCCGGCGTGGCGAAGATCAGGCGCCCCGACACCGGCAAAGCCGACTACCGCGACTCGCGCTGCCCCGGCCTGTTCCTGCGGATCAGCGCCAGCGGTGCGCGCACGTTCCGCGCCGTGCTGAAAGTCAACGGCAAAACCGAAATGCGCCAGCTCGGGCACGCCGCCAACCTATCGCTGGAAGATGCCCGCGCGCTCGTTGACCAGGCGAAGGAGCGCAACCGCGCCGGCCTGGACCCGTGGGAGGGTATCGACGCCGAACGCAAGCGCGACGACGACACGTTCGAGGCCATCGCGAAAACCTTCATGCGCCTGCACGTCGAGCGCGAGTGCAAGCCGACCACGGCGAGGGACTACCGCCGCACCCTGCTGGACGGTCCGGACGCCAAGCCGCTGCGATCCAAGCCGCTGCGCGATATCACCCGGCGCGATATCGAGGCGGTGCTGGACGGGATCGAAGAGCGGGGCAAGCTGGTCGCGGCGAACCGGGCGCGGGCGTACCTGGGCGCGTTCTTCAACTGGTGCGCCGGCCGGGGCTACTACCGCGACGACGAGCCGCTGCCCACGGCGCGCGTAGCCCGCCGGCTGAAGAATGAGCCGGTGCGCACCCGCACCCTGTCCCTGGCCGAAGCACGGGCGCTGTGGGAGGTGGCCGGCGAGCTCGAATACCCGTGGGGGCCATACTTCCGCCTGTTGCTGCTGACGGGCCAGCGCCGCGGCGAGGTGGCTGGTATGCGCTGGGACGGCATCACCGGCGATCTGTGGACGCAGGTAGAGAACAAGGCCAGCCGCCGGCACCTGGTGCCGCTGGTGCCCGCCGCCGCGGCGATCATCGAGGGCGTCGAGAAGATCGGCGAAACCTACGTGTTCACCAGCACCGGCGACACCCCGGTTAGCGGCTTCTCGAAGGCGCTGAAGCACGTCAAGGACAAGATCAACGAGAAGCGCAAAGCCGACCCCGAAGCGTTTGAGGGTTTGTTCGCTATCAACTGGACCGCGCACGATTTGAGGCGAACCGCGGCGACCGAGTTGTCCCGGCTGCGCATCTCGGGGGACGTGATAAGCGCCGTGCTCAACCACGCGCCGAAGGGCGTCACCGGCCGCCATTACGACCATTACGACAAGCTCGACGAAAAGCGCGCGGCGCTCGAAGTGTGGGCAAGGGCGCTGACCGAGCCGGCGGCGGATAACGTGGTCCAGATCGACACCGCGAGGGCGAACGCATGAGCACGCCGAACGCAATTGACTGGTTCCCGCCGCGGTGGCTGGAAACCCCGCCCGGCGATCTGCTGGCGGCGCCCAACGTGGCCGAGCTGCTGGCGCACCTTCGGGCCGAGCTGGAGCGCGTGCGGGCCAATTTCGACCGGCTGGACGGGCGCGAGGCGGAACACTTCGCGGGCAGTATCGACGCCGCCGCGCACGCGCTGGAGGCCGGCGACCCGGCGGTGCTCGCGCTGCGATTCTTCCTGCTCGGCATGGGCGCGAAGGCGCTTAGCGGTCCGTACCGGCCGAGCGAGCTGATCGGGCTGGAAATGACCGCGTACCGCGAGAAGGTGCGCACGCTGCCGCTGGAGCTCAGGAACGCCCGCCAGCAAGCCGCCCGCGATGCCGTACAGGCGCTCGCGCGCTCGTTGTGGGCGCAGGAAGAGCACCGGGGCACGCGCCTGGCCGATATGTGCGAACTGGTGTGGGCTCGCATCCTGGACGATGGCGGCGCGATGCTCGGCAGCCTGCCCAACAGCGCCGCGGGGCTGAAGCCCTGGCTGCGCCCGGTCGCGCCCGCCGCCGCGCGAAAGGCCGGCGCACCGCGGAAATAATCGTGCGGGGCGTTCGCAAAACATAATTACCGGACGCCCGCTAAATTTTCCTGCCCGCATCCACCCGTAACACTGTGCGCACCTTCTCCACAAGGTGCCGCACAGATGAGCCACACCGCCGCAACCGCTGATCCGCTCCGCCCGCAGGGCGAGCTGCTGAAGCATCCCGACAGCCCGATCCGCAGCCGCATGTCGCTGGATCGCTACCGCAAGCGTGGGCTAATCGAAACCGTCGAGATCAACGGGCGCCACTACCTGCGCGTGCAGCAAACGCTGCGCCGGCTGGGGATCGACCCGGCGGATGCGCGCGAGGCCGCGGCATGAGCGCCCGCAGCCAGCGCCTGCGTACCGCCTTGCACTCGTTTCTGCTGCTCGAACCCGACGACCGGCTACTGCTGCTAGAGGTTTTGCGCAGGGTCACGGCCGGCGAGCCGCTCCCAGCCGCACTCGACACGCTGACCGGCTCGCGCGAAGTGCCGCGGGAATGGTTGGAATCCTGAGACAAAAATGCCCGCTGCGAGTTGGCGCTCGCAGATGAACCGGGCAAGGGGGAACAGATGCAGTTTATCAGACCAGATCACAGAACGGCTATCGAAGGCGTCGCGGAAGGCATCATTGATCTGCTCGACGAGCGCCGCCAGCTCTATGCGGTGCTCGGCGTGATCCTCGAACGAATCGAGGCGGAGGCGCCGCACTGTAGCGCGCGAACCTTTGCCCACATCGCGCAATTCCTGTTGAACCGCAGCGGCACGCTGCACGAGGTTCGCGACCTGATCGCCGATTTGCGGGCAGCGTTCCCGGTGGATAGCGAGGTGCGCGAATGAGCGCCGCCGTGCCGGCGAAACCCAAGCGGCCGGAATTGCGGCCGGACAACATCCCCGAGGCGCTGCGCGCGCTGCCTCGTTGGGTGCTGTGGCGCTACGAATGGAAGCCGGGCAAAGACGGCAAGCCCAGCGGCTGGACAAAGGTGCCGTATCAGCGCAACCAGAACGAGGCCAGCACCGATAACCCGGCGACGTGGTGCGACTTCGAGCGCGCGCTCGGTGCCTGCCAGGCAGGCGGATTCGATGGCGTGGGCTTCGTGGTGACCGCCGCGGATGAATTCGTCGGCATCGACCTTGACCACGCAACCGAGGCGCTCGGCAGCCCCAAGCCGGCTGTCGCCAAACTGCTACAGCAATTCGACAGCTACACCGAGCGCACGCCATCGGGCGAGGGCTTCCGGGTGTGGATTCTCGGCAGGAAGCCGGAACACGCCAACTGCAAAGCCAACGACTTTGACGGCGCGGGCTCGAACCTCGAAGTGTACGAAACCGGCCGATTCTTCACCGTCACCGGGCAGCGCATCGCCGGCGCGAAAGAGGCCATAGAACCGCGCCAGAGCGCGCTGGAGGCGCTTTGCGCTGCGCACCTGACCAGAGCCCCACGCACGCCGCCACGGCCGCGAGAAGAGCGCAGGGACGGCGAAGGGCTGAGCGACGCCGAACTGCTCGAACTGGCGCGCAACGCGAAGAGCGGCGAGCAATTCCGCGCCCTGTTCGATCACGGCGACACCAGCGGCCACAACGGCGACCACTCAGCGGCAGACCAGGCGCTGTGCAACCGGCTCGCGTACTGGACCGCCTGCGATGCCGAGCAAATGGACCGCCTGTTCCGCGCATCGGCATTGATGCGCGACAAATGGGACCGCCCCGCACGCGCCGGCGAGCTCTATGGCGAGGGCACCATCCGCGAAGCCATAGAAACCTGCGACAACGAGTATGAACCCGGAGGTGTGGGAGAAGTGGAAATCGACCTCGACGCGATCCGAACCGCATCGGCGCAGCGCCACGGCGGCGGCGCCATCACCACCCCCGGCGAACAGGACCACGACGACGACGAAGGCGACGACGACCAGCCGCCCGCGCAGCCCGTCCAGCCCAAGCGCAAGCTGCTGGTCGGCAGCAACGACCACGACCAGGCGGCGCGCCTCTTCAGCGCCTTTCACCCCGACTGGCGCTACACCGCCGCCTTCGGGCAATGGTCCTACTACGACAGCGCCCGCGCGATCTGGGAGGCCGACGAGAAGCTGCTGCAATACACCCTGATCCGCGACATGATCCGCGCCCACGCGCCCGCGAAGATGCGCCGGGCATCGGAGGTAAACGGCGTCGCGAGCCTGGCGCGCAGCAACGCGGCTGCGGCGATGGGCGTGAACGACTGGGACCGCGACGAGTGGCTGCTGGGCACGCCGGGCGCCGTTATCGACCTGCGCACCGGCGGGCCGGTCCCCGATCCGAAAGCCTGCTACGTGACCCGGCAAACCGCGGTGCCACTCGCGCCGGCCGGCACGCTGGCGCCGGTGTGGTGCGGCTTCCTCGAACGCATCACCCGGCACGCGCCCGAGCTGGTCGACTACCTGCAACGCATCGCCGGCTATGCGCTCACCGGATCGGATCGCGAACAGTGCCTGTTCTTCGCCTTCGGGGGCGGCGGCAACGGCAAGGGCACGTTCTTTAACACCCTGACCGCGATCATGGGCAGCTACTCCCACACCGCCAACAACGATCTGCTACTTGCCAGCAACGGCGACCGCCACCCCACGGACATGGCGAGCCTGCGCGGTGCGCGCCTAGTGACGGCATCGGAGCTGCGCACCGGCGCGCGATGGGACGAACAGCGGCTAAAGAATCTCACCGGCGGCGACCCGATCACCGCGCGATTCATGCGGCAGGATTTCTTTACCTTCATGCCGCAATTCACGCTCGTTGTATTCGGCAATCACCGCCCGAGCTTCAGCGGTGTGGATGAAGCCATCCGGCGCCGGGTGCGCCTGATTCCTTTCAGTCAGACGATACCGGACGGCGAGCGCGACCCGAAACTGATGGAGCGCCTGCGCGCCGAGTACCCCGCCATCCTGCGCTGGATGCTCGACGGGTGCCTTGCCTGGCAGCGCGACGGGCTCACCACACCGGGCGCCGTGAGCGAGGCGAGCGCCGCCTACCTCGAAGCCGAGGATTCGCTGGGCCAGTGGATCGCCGACCGCATCCAGCGCCACCCGCCGGGGCTGCGCGTGCTGACCCCGCGCCCGCACCTGTTCAACGACTGGCAGGCGTGGGCCGCAGACAACGGCGGGCCGAACTGGAGCTCGAAGGCGTTTTACCTGGCACTCGAAGAGCGCGGCTTTACACCCGGCGTCAGCCACGGCACGCGCGGATTCCGCGATGTTTCCCTGAACGCGGCCGGCGCCTCGCCGGTGCGCGATTTCGCCAGCAGGAGGTAAGGCCGAATGGCCAAGCGCTACAAACTGAAAGACCCCAACAACCCGCGCGTCAAGCGTCCACACCCTGACGCCGCGGAGCGCATCACGGCGCTGTCGCGAGAGGGTTACTCAGTGGCCGGCATCGCCGCGCGCCTGGGGATATCCCCCGATCTGTTCCTGCGCTGGCGCGACGATTACCCCGAGATACAGCGCGCACTCGATGCGGGGCGCGAGGAAGAGCACCACACCCTTTTTAATTCGCTGTTCAAAGCGGCGCAGACCGGCAACATCGTCGCCGCCATGTTTTTGCTGAAAACGCGACATTCATATCGCGAAGGCGATCAATCCGAGCTCGCCAACCGCGTGACCATCAATTTTTCGTTGCCCGGCGCGCTGCCCCTCGAACAATTCGCACAGGTGATCGAGCATGAATCAACAGATCGAATTGAGCCCGTTTCAGCAAAAACTATTGCTCCTGCCCGAAGAGCTTGACGTGTTCATGGGAGGCGGCAGAGGCGGCGGAAAATCCTACGGACTCGCGCTGCTCATTCTGCGGCACGTCGAGCAATACGGCGCGCAGGCGCGCGTGCTGTACGTTCGCAAAAGTTACGCCGGGCTGAGCGATTTTGAATTGTTGACGCGCGAGCTCTTCGGCAAGGTTTACGGCACCGCGGCGCGCTACAACGGAAGCGAACACACCTGGAAATTTCCGAACGGCGGCTATTGCGAACTGGCGCAACTCGAAAACCACGGCGATTTTGCAAAATTTCAGGGCCGATCTTTTTCGACAATTCTGGTCGACGAGGCCGGGCAATACGCCGACCCGTCGCTGCTCGACCTGTTGCGCAGTAACTTGCGCGGGCCGCAGGGAATGCCCACGCGAACGATTCTGTGCGCAAATCCTGGCGGTTGTGGGCATCAATGGCTGGCGCAACGATTCGTGTTCAAGGCCGCGCCCTGGCGCCCGTTCCTCGAAGAAAAATCCGGCCGGCAATTTGTCTACGCGCCGTCGACGCTCGACGGCAACATATTCATTGACCGCGCATCGTACAAGGCGCAAATCGAAGCCGCGACTTGCGACGATCCCGAATTGATGCGCGCGTGGATCGACGGCGATTGGAGCGTGGCGCGCGGCGCATTCTTCGCGAGCGTGCTGGAAGAAAAACGCAACGCCGTCGATCCGTGGCAGGAAATCCCCGAGGGCTGGAGCACGTTTCTATCGCACGATTGGGGATCGGCGGCGCCGAGCTGCACGCTGCTGATTGCCGAAAGCCCCGGCGCCGAAGGCCCGGACGGCCGATGGTATCCGAAGGATTCGCTTGTCGTGGTCGACGAATTCGTTACCCACAAGCCGGGCAATCTGAATGTCGGGCTCGGCTGGGTAGTGCCCACGGTCGCGCATGAAATCGTCGCGATGTGCAGGCGCTGGGGCGTGCCCGCGGCGGGGTGCGCAGACGATGCGTGTTTCTCGCGTCAGGGGTCCAGCGCCGGCAGCATCGCCGAGGAATTCCGCCGCGCGGGTGTCACCTTCGAGCCCGCGAAAAAAGCCGACCGCGCGACCGGCTGGCAAATCCTGCGCCGATTGCTTGCCGATGCCGGTCAACCCGACGTGCCGGGGCTCTACATCGCGCGCAACTGCGAATTTCTCTGGGCAACCTTGCCCACGCTGCCGCGCGATGTGCGGCGAATCGAGGACGTGGATTCCAGCGCGAACGATCACGGGGCCGATTCGCTTAGATATGGCGCCTTGCGTCTGCGCTGGGCGAAAACCATCAACCTGAAAACGGCGGTGTGAGCCGTGAGAGTCACGTCAGAAGCCGACGGCGGGGCCGAAGGCGGGGGGATCAGTCGGCCAGTGCCCCTCAGTGCAAATCGAACCCCGACAGCCCGCGGCGCACTCAAGCCGATCGGCGCACCTCCCGTGCGCGCGGCGGGCAACCACTTCAACTTCGAGGGAACATGCAATGACGAAAATGAAACCGATCATGCTGAGCAGCAAGAACCTGCGCAACATGATGACCGGCAACGGTCGCAACAGCTACGCCTACATCAAGACCGCAACGGCCATTGACGAAATGAGCCGGCTGCATGATGCGCTGGACACGCTGCACAGGACGCCCAGCCCGCAGATGACGAAAGAGGGCCGCGCCGCCAAATACCGGCAGCAATTCGACAAGGCGATGGCGGCCAGCAAGGCGGCGGCGCTGGCGGCCGTGGACGCGCTGAACGACCGCGAACGTGAACTGATCCGCGATGCCGAAATCAAGGCGGGCCTGCACACGCACGTACCCGAGGTGACGCAGCAGGAGATCCGGCAGGCATTGCGCGAGCTGCCGCAAGCCCAGCGCGACCAGGCGGTGCGCGAGGCGGCGATGCGTGGCGATGCCTCAGTGATTGCGGCCGTGCGCAACGCGGCCAGCCCGTTGCTGACCGGCGCTGTGACGGTGCCCGTTGACGAACTGGTCAAGATGCTGGTCGCCAAGCATTCGCCGGGGCTGGACGACGAGCTCCAGGACATTTCGACCGCATACGATCTGCTGACGGGCGCCGTGAACAGCTTTGCACGCGAGGCCGAAGCGCGCCGCGATCCGTACCTTGAAACGATGGCGGAAGAGCAGGAGGCCGCGACGAAGGCAGCCGACGCCGCGATTGCCGAGGTGGCCGCGAACAGCAAGAAGCCGGCCGAACCGATCACCCTGCCGACCGATCTGAGCGACTGAATGATCCGCGACGCAGCGGCGCGGCTGATCCGCTGCAACCTATCCACACGAGGACGAAGACATGACCAACCTGGTAAACGGCGGAACCACGCTGAAGCCCGGCCTGCCGCGCGTCGATTTCGAGCGCACGCCGAGATTGTTCGAGGCGTTCCACAGGCTCGAGCCGAGCGAGCAGGCCGAGGTGATCGACGTGCTGCAACGGATGCATCGCGGGGCCAGCTTCAACGATGCCATCGGCGAGGTGCGCGGCCGCGAAGGCGGCAGCACCGTAGCGCCCAAGAGCTGGGCCAATCTGTGACCCACTGCGACCGCTGCCGGGAGCCGTTCAGCGATGCGCGGCACCCGGTGGCTGTCGTCGTCAACCGACCGGGCGAGCCTGGGCATGGGGTGCCGAGGCTTCGCATCACCATCACCGGCCGGCTGTGCGCGCCCTGCGCACGGGCCGGCTTCGAGGAGGTAGCGTGCACATTCACGACGACTGGAAAAAACTGACCTTGCAGACCTGGGCCCGCTGGGTTTCGCGGGGGCGCGAGCTGCACTTCAGCACGCTCGGCGACAGCGTGGCCGCGCGCGAAGTGTTTTTGCCCAAACACAAGCGCACCTTTCGCAGCGATGAGCCGCTTTGGCGCGAAGGCGGGGACGATTTTTTGCACGAGCTCGACGGGCGCCTCGTGGGCGCGCTGGGCGAGCGCGGGCGCCTCGTTTTGTTGGCCGCGTGCATTCCGTTGGGGCGGCCGTGCCCGGCGACTGAGCGGGCCGCTGCGGCGGGCGTCAGCGTGGAGCAGATGCGGGCGGTGCGGCGGCGGGCGATGGCGCTGATCGACTGAGCTCCGCCCGCGCGGCTATCTCCTGTGCGTGGGCCATCACCCCGGCGACGAGCGCCTGAGCAATCGCGACACGCAGCGCGCTGGCGTGCTCGCGTTCCTGATCCTCTTCCGTTTCCATTGCGCACCCCCGCTGTGATTGGCGTCACAGTACCGGCGCGCCTGGCTGCTGTCGTGATCCGTTTGGGCTATGCCCACACCGCCGCAACGGGTGCGCGGTGCAGCTGGTGCAGGTAGCCACATAATCGACGTATAAGGGGGTAGAAGTTCTTAAAGGGGTATACGGTCTATATGGCAGAACCTGCACCACCTGCACCGGATTCGATGGTGGGGGAGGTGTGGGGATCGGGGAGGCCCGCTGACCCGCTGTTCCCCTGCGCGAAAAAAAGGCGGGGGTTTTGCCGGAAAGTTACCCCCAGGGTTACCCCGTCACGCTGAAGCCAGAAACAAAAAGGGGCTGCATTGCTGCAACCCCTTGATGTTCCACACTAAAGTGGCTCCGCCTGTTGGGCTCGAACCAACGACCCGCTGATTAACAGTCAGCTGCTCTACCTGCTGAGCTAAGGCGGAATGAACCGGTGCTCCCGTCGAGGCCGCGTATGTTAATGACGGGGGTAACCCAGGTCAATACGTC